GGGGCTGACGGCATACTCATTGCCGATGCAGATCCCAAGCCGGGTTAGCGGATTCATAGCAGTGGTTGATTGCCAGAGGATTGGCGAAATAGTCAGAGTGAGGTATAATGAGTACGACGAATACCTAATGGTGGCTGACTGCTCTGGGCATCAGGAAACTACAAACTGGATGGAGAGGAACAACATCATAATGGAGATCGGCTACGAGACAGCTCTGAGATGGGGAGTGGTTGGGAGAGGGGCTAGGGTGCAGGTAGTGCATGAGATGCGCAGATATGACTTTGAGTGATAGGGAGAATGAATAAATGCTCAACGGTGTAATCGTTGTAGTATGCACGTTTAACTATCGCTTATGGAAAAAGAATCTGCACAAGCTGCCTGTCATGAGCAAGCTCGCGGAAGTAGAGATACCAACATACGCAAGTTCCACATGGACAATACCTGGGACGGTCGCGGTGCTTACTGGGCGTCAGGAATGGGAGAATCCGCAAGAGCCAGAGCTTGCATGGACCAACCTTGGGTGGAATGAGTGGGCAGATCTAGACTTTGATCATGGGGTCGGCGATGCGCGTAAGCTGGTTGACGAATGGGATAGAACTGGCACGGCGCACCTATTCTATAGGATACCACACGCACCATACGGGCTAGATCAAGAAAAGGCTATGTTGCTAGCCGAGGCGGGTAATCACGAAAGGCTTGAGGAGGCATACCTTCGCAGGTTACAATGGATGGATTACGAAATGGAGCCACTCCTAGAACTTGATGTGCCAATTATGGTTACTGGCGATCACGGAGAAGATTTCTCTGCTCGCGATCAAAGGTATGCGCACCACAACAACGACAGCTTCGAGGTATTGCGGGTGCCGACCTTTGGTAAGAACGTGCACGGCGGCATAGCCGGAGGGCCATTCTGTAACAAGTACATCCAGCGCTTTATGCATTTTGGCAAATACCTATATGATCATTCCGCACCAAGCGATGTAACAGAGATATGGACAGAGGGGCCGATGGACGACGACTGGAAATTCATCACGATACACGGCGGCAAGAAAATCGTTGTCGATAGGGACGGATTCAATTACAACGATAGTTACCACTCGTCGCATGATGTTGGGAAGAGCAATCTACATGATAGACTAAAAGCGCTAGGATATCTATGAAAGTAACGCTATGGGCAATTCAACCAGACGTAGATCTGAATAAGGAACGTCTAATCGCACAGGCCGCTCGCGTGTGTCATACCTCTATAGGCGATGACGACGACAGGCTTCTTGGAAAGTTAGTAGAGTGGGGGCATCTATCGCCATTTGAGCATGGAGTGTGGTGCAAGGGTATGTCAGGATTCGGGGAAAGCTTATATCGGCAGCTATGGAGCGGCGGATACAAATATGGCACAGACGTCACGATGGATGGATATGCCCCGCCAATAATCAGCATGAACGGAAGGACGTCAATAGAGATGGTGCATGCTCTCCCTGTTGAGGATGGGTCATTCTTGAACTTTGACGAGCTGTCAGACAATGAGAAGATGGTACATGGAGCACTGACATTCTACATCGAGAGTATAAGTAAGGCATGTGCGAATCAGCTAGTGCGCCACCGTGCCGCATCGTACTCAGAGCGCTCAATGCGGTATTGTGATGTAAGCGAATCGGGCGCTGTATACCCAGAAGGTCTAAATGACGAGCAGAATTCTGTGCTTGATAAAGCTATTGGTGATTCTTTCGCCGCCTATTCTAAGCTCCTGTCTTTAGGGGTAAAGAAAGAAGACGCTAGGGCAGTATTGCCAATAGGGACAAAGACGAATATCGTAGTCACAATGAAAGCGCAATACTTCAAACACTTCCTTGAAATGCGCACTACAAAGCATGCGCAAGCGGAAATTAAGGAGCTTGCGCGCGAGATGTTACAGCTAGCTAAGGACGAAAACAGCTTCTTTGACTGGCGGATTGATAATTAGGAGTTAGCCAGGTGTCCAAAAGACGAAGATCGAAAGCAAAGGTATCCAAAAAGGATATACAAAAGCTCTATCTAGACGAGGGGCTATCTCTGAGAGAAGTTGCAGAGCGCCTTGGAACAACCCAAACAACAATTATGAACAGAGTCAGGGAGTTCGGATTTGAGTTGAGGGACAAAAGCGAATCCAGGACGCTTGCGGTAAAGAAGAGCAGGACGCACAAGCGAATACACAATTTTGACGAAAGATTCTTCGACGAGATAGGCCCGTTGCAGGCGTACGCAATGGGGCTTATATGGGGAGGCGGGTATAATACAGTCGGATCAAGGATTAACTTGATGTGTGGGGACGAGAACATAGATATATGCTCGAAACTCAAAGAGTTACTGAAAATGCAATCATTCCCAGACTGCATTGAACAAGACGGTACCTCTACAATGTGGGCGTCTGTAGTGAACAGCGTAGAGTTATCGCGTAGGATGTTAGAGTTAGGGCTTCCTATGGGATCTCATGCCAACCTCATGCTCCCTGAGCTGCACGGAGAAACGTGCGTAGACTTTGCGCGTGGATGGTGGGAGAAAAGGGGATTCACATCGCTATCGCCACATATACTAGAGGAGTTAAACGAGAGGGCGCTCCCAGGCGTGGAGATGCATTACCGGAACGAGCGTAACTTTGTGAGTTATTTCAAATCAGCCGATGATATTAAGGGGGCTTATGATGTGCTGTATAGCAGAACCCACCCAAAGTTCTATATCTCAAGACGAAGAGCTGCTTTTATTGAAGGTGAAACAGCTAGAACGGCAGATAGAGATTTTAGAGAGCTGTATAATTCACTCCCTGACATATCGAACCCTCCCGACAGATCCGCTCCAGAGATTCATACGTGGACAGGCTCCATACTTGTTGGAAAAATTTAATCGGATTAACCTTTCACAAGCTTGCGACTTTTAGTACAATATAAGTAATATCAGGGCAGTGTCACCCACGATGCTGCCCATATTTTATCCCAAAAAGGAAGAGCGAATGTTTTCAAAGAACAAACTAGGTATTGGGGAGCAAGTATTTGCTCTGCCAGCCGATAAAGTAAACGCACTGTTCAAGCGTCAAGTACAGAGATGTGACTTCGATGAAATAGAGGAGCTGAGCCAACTATCAGAATACGCCATCGTCGCCAACAGAAGTGACCTAGAAGGCAACCCTCTATGGAAACAAGTAATTACATACATATACGCCGAGTACCGAACGGCACGGTCGATATTTGTATACAAACGCAATAGAGGAGAGGTCAGGCTGAGCGGACTCTACTCGATTGGCGTTGGTGGGCATATCAGCATCGGGGATGTCATTGACGGAGAGGGGCTAGAATTGATTATATACAAAGCTGCGCGCAGGGAGTTATTCGAGGAAGTACGACTTAGAAAATATGGAGCGCTACAATACACAAACATTATTAATGACAACTCGAATTCAGTTGGCAGAGACCACATCGGCATTGTCATGAGAGTATATGTGGATAGTGACGAATACAAGCTGAATGAGCCAGGCTCGTTCATCGAAGAGCATTGCGGGTACGTTCCGATAAAGAGTCTTGGAAATCTAGAGTACGAGAGCTGGTCGCAGCTTTTGGTAAACAGTTTTAACAAATCTTAGGAGATATTTTGTAATATGTTGGATTATACATTAACCGAGACCGCCCGACGTTTATTGAACACAAGATATCTCTTGCCAGGAGAGTCTTGGGAGGATCTTGCAGCGAGGGCTGCTAAGCATGCGGCGCCTGGGGACGATAGCCTAGACAGAATAAAGGCGTCCCTATACTGGGAGGAGATTGTTCGTCAGCGATTCATTCCCAGCCGCATGCCATATATGGGCACAGAGAAACCGTTCTGTAGCTCATGCTTTGTTTTGGGGCCTATCGAAGATTCCCGCGATAGCATCTTTAGCGTCTTGCGAGACATGGCTGAAGTACAGGCGTTCGGAGGAGGATGCATTGATGGAGATAGCGTTGTCATAACCAGTAATGGCCCGATGCCCATGAGCGATTTAGTAAAACAACAAAATCCTGAAATTCAAGTTCTGTCATATAATGAGCAAACTAAAAAAATGGGACTCTCCACTATCGGGGAGTGGCATATTGTAGACACGCCGCCGGGAAGAGTATATAGAATCACATTCGCTCACAGCAACGGCGCGCCGAGCTCAAGTATTGAGGTAAGCGATTGGCATCCATTTTTCGTTTTTGATGGTGAAGGCGTTGTGCAAGTTCGCGCAGACGAATTGGAGCATGGTATGGCAATCATTGGATCGTCTGCTAGCGAGAGGGGCTATAACGACAGGGGATGGCTCCTTGGATACTTAGCCGGAGACGGATGCATCTCTAAAAACGGCAACGGATACGTAAGAGTGCGCGTTAAGGATGATAGCGAATCTGCGATTAGTCGCGCCGCCAGTATTATGGGCGTAGCATATCGACCAGCCGTGGACGATAGATACAAGGTTAATATGTGGGAGTTCGGCGCTTACGGCGAAAAAGCCGAAGACATTAAAAGCGCATTCGGCGGCTTTATGACAGCTAAAACAAAACATGTTCCAGGCGAATTATGGACGGCGGCGCCGGAGGCCAAGTTTTCCTTTATTGTCGGACACCTTGACTCCGATGGTTGGTACAACAAAGAGAAAAAGCGTTTTGAGGCAGCGACAATTAGCGATGACTTGGCACACGGCCTTGTGGCCCTCGCTGGCAGCCTCGGTATACGCACTCGTACTAGGCTGCGAAAGTCAAGAAAGGACAACGAAAGCCCAATATGGGAAATAATATATCTAAAATCTCAGGCGATGTTCAGCGCGGTGATGGATACCAGCGCTACATACAGCGGCTTGCAAGAGAGTCACCATACTAGGGGCGCTGTTGATTTAAGCAAAAGTTGGCGCGAAAAGTTGCGGGCGATTGGCGTAAAAATAGGGCGCGCCGAGTACCGGGGTCCAGTTAATATCAATGGGCGCACAACCTCAATAGCAAACTGGCTACAGCGCGGCAAGGCAACTCGCGATACAGCATCAATCATCGCGGAGGCATGCGGGGATATCGAATTAGCTCAATCGATTTTATCAAGCCAGATTGTATACAGCGTTGATCAACTTGATGACGGGAAAGTTCTGTATGACTTAACAGTGCCTGGTAATCAAACGTATCTAGCGGCTCCAAGTGGGTCCGGGGACTTTGTTGTCGTGCATAATACAGGCTATAACTTCAGCCATGTACGCCCAGAGGGGAATATAATCTCTACTACTCGCGGGAATGCATCTGGACCAATAAGTTTTATGCAGCTCTATAATAGTGTCACTAAGTGCATTACGCGTAACGGGAATAAGGGAGGCGCTCAAATGGGTATTCTTGACGTGAGCCATCCAGACATCGAGAAATTCATTACAATGAAAGACGCCGAGACAGACATGGTTAATTTCAATATCAGTGTTGGGATCAGCGATGATTTTATGAAGGCTGTCAAAGGAGATAAAGAATGGGCGCTACACTTTGGAGGGATAGTATATAGAAAAATATCTGCTAGGAATTTATACCACAGGATTGCCAGGCATGCCTGGAATAATGGAGAGCCTGGTGTAATTTTTCTCGACACAATTAATAGATACAACAATTTCCCAGAGCCTATAGAGGCAACCAATGCTTGCTCTGAGCAACCAATGCCCGGCTACACAAGCTGCAATCTCGGGAGTATAAATTTAGTTAGTGCGCTAGACGAATCTCCAGATGGATCTTATTCAATCAACTTACGCAGACTGCGCAAATCAATACGCACTGGCGTGTGGTTCCTCAACGACAGCATTAACCATGCCTGGTGGCCTATTGATAAGTTGCGCGACAATACATTAAAGTATCGCAACATAGGCCTTGGCGTAATGGGCCTGGCAGATATGCTTATTGCTTTAGGAATCCCATATGACAGTGACTATGCAATAGAATTCTCGGAATGGCTAGCTGCAACATTTGAGAGTATGGCAAATGAGGCTGCGGGGAGCTATGCAGAGCAGCATGGGACAAGGCTGAATACGACGCTTACAAGTATTGCCCCTACAGGATCTATAGCGACACTTGCTAATGTAAGCCCGTCCATCGAACCGCTCTTCGGGCTTGCGTATATTAAAAATAGCGTATTAGGACAATTCGTAGAAACTAACTCAATGTTTGAGTCAGTGATGAAAAAACGAGGTTTGTATAGCGACGAATTAATGCATAGAGTAGCCCGTAGTGGTACAGTTTCAAGCATGACTGACATCGCCGGTGATATACGGGATTTATTTAGGCTAGGTCAAGAAATACCATGGCGCAGGCATGTTGATATGCAAGCGGTATGGCAAAGACATATGGACTCGGCTGTGAGCAAGACGATTAACGCCCCGAATTCCGCGACAATAGAAGACGTCGAGAATGCATTTATGCATGCATGGGAATCTGGGTGCAAGTCAACGACGCTTTACAGAGACGGGAGTCGCAATGTGCAAGTTGTATCTATCGGCACAGAAAAGAAAGTGCCTGACCTGAGTGAAGTAGGGCTAAAGATGCATGTAGATTCTCAAGACATATTTGGGGAGCGATGCACGACCGGGACTTGTTCACTTTAGACACAAAAAAATCAGGGGCTCCAAATTTAGGAGCCCCTCCCTTTTTTTCAGTTCAGCACAACGCAATTGTCAACTCTGAGTATCTTCTCCCACTCAGGGTGCCTGTGCCCCTCTTCGTAGCACTCTACTGTCACGCCACCTCTCTGGAACCTAATATTAAACGCTCCATGCTTACCAAACTTCAGATAGCGCCCGTCACCGACATCACCAGAGAGTCTTTTTCTCAGATTGTCATAGGAATTATTATTAAGCCAATCGGGTACAATGTCTGGATTCTCAGGCTCCTCGTCTATATCACCAAGCATCGCGTCGAAGTTAAACTTAAACTTCTTAGCTGGCCCATCAGTCTCCTCTACATACGCATCTGGGATTTCCTCAATAATCTCTGACATCTTTGCGTAGATATTAGACTTACTGATGTTGGCAATAGCAGCCATATCATTGTACGTAATCCACTCGGTGCTATTGTCAGAGCAGTAATCCCTAAACTCCTTGATTCTTTTCAGCCACACTTTTGTTAAGCTTTTTGGCATTATTCCCCCATGTCATAATTGAAAACAGAACACAGATTACCAGATGTAGTAATCCACACACAGACATCGCTATCCCATTGGCGAGTCCCATGATACCCATGTACCAGTAGAACATCGTCGCGGCTGCGAACATTACAGCAATTATACCACCAAACATTTAATCCCCCTATAGCGCTGGCGAGCGAGGTGCGCCGTTTTTATCATACCACCCACTACCTACCCATCTTTGATCTGCTACGCCCTGGTCAGAGAACGTCCAGGAGCACATCCCGTCTAGTGTGTTATGCTTACGCAAGAAGCTATCTAGATCCCATGTGTAATCACCCCACCCCGCGTCATTATATATAGGCAATCCGTCGCCGTCAACCACAAAGCCGTTGACTACTGGGAACGTAAGATCATGCATATGTGACGGACTATATGCACCGCCCTCTGTGGAGATAGTAACTGGGATTGAACCAAGTTCTTCATAGAATTGATCCTGTAGATATTCATAATACAGAATACAGAAGTCGTCTACATATCCATCTTGCTCGGGATCGAAGTCGAACAGCTTATTGAACGGGCTGACATGCACAGCCAACCAAATCTTGCCTTGCTCAACATATGACTTGAATTCTTCGTAATGATAATCAACAGCCCAATCCATAATCCTATTGAACCACTCTACGCCAGATACTGTTTGGTTGACCGCGCCGCGATCGGTGGGCGCCATCGCTGGGAACGCAGCCTTACCACCAACGCTGATAATATACATCGCATCATCCCACCAGGACTGGGCAAGTGTATTAGCCTGGCTTAGATTATGCCAATCAGCATTAGCCATCTCGATGTTTGGCTCATTCATACCCTCGATAAACTCGCCGCCCGCCGCCACAACCTCAGCCGCATGCAAAACGACTCTAGGATTTCTACCTGGGAGATGTGAGCCGGGCTCATAAAGCCTAACGACGGGCTCGATACCAGAGTCCTTCAGCAAACGAATCCATGTTAGCATGCCGTGGTCGCCATTGTATAATAGCTTGTACCAATTCGGTATTTCCCTAAGAGATCGCAGCCTGCTAATCTCGTTATCCATGCCATTGACTGGCGCAGATAGAATTGGAGCTGCGTGTACGCCAGTAACCTGTGAATCGACAGGGTGCCACATATTCAAGAACGTGTTTTTCCAGTACCCGCTTCCCTGAGAGGACCAGCCGGGGCATTCTGTAGTTGTCCAGTCCATATGACCTGTGATATCACTGTCTAAGATCTGCATCTCAGGATGGTCAACTGCCCAGTTAGCAACCTTCACCATAGATTCCAATTGAGCCTGTGTAGGGGGAGCCGTATCGAGCCGCCCTGCAACACCGACTGACAGATGGTAGTTTGGGTATCCGGTGTGGTCGTGATAGCATGCCCACTCCAGTTCATTAGCCTTAACGATCTCGCCGTCTCCCATAATCCACAACGTATACGGCTGCGACGGCCTGCCGACACCATCTTTCTCGTACACATACCAGTACATATCTGCAGGATCTACGGCGCCATATGTATGGTGGAATGTTAGCGCATCGATTTCATCTAGGCTGCGCAGAGACCATCCTTCAGGGAACTCTGGAATATCAGTTCTATACGGCAGCCCTTCTGTGACATCGCGATCCCAGATTACGTCTGGGGGCGAAGTCCCCATGAACTCCACCTCGATACGCGGATCGATATTATACGCCCAGACTATCCAAGCGGGACGATCTTCTGTTTTACGATCCCACACTGCCATTACGACGGACTTCCCTGCATCAAGTAGCTCTGTGGCCCAGGATACTGCATCTGTTGCAGCAGGGCCAACTGTCTGTTGAGTCTCTGCGCAGAAGGCGTAGATCTCAAAGCGTCGCGCAAGAGGGATATCTGCCTCAACTACATTATATCGTTTGTCATATGGCGCCACAGGCAGCACGTTTACAGGGGGCTGTGGGGCAACGTCTGGCGGCAGAGCATTCTCTCTACCGGAAACCCGCAGCATCATATCACACAGCTCAGGCCACATAGTGCGCATATCATACCGCGACCATCCCTCACCCATTGAGAACCCGGACAACCCGAGGCAGTAATACATCTTAGACATAGCCGTGTCCGCTTTCGCAAACTCAGTAGTCAGGCTATCAATTGTAGGATACTCTGGATGATCCCAGATTCCGCCAGCCCCAATCTCTGTAATAGAATACTCAGTGAAAATGAACGGGATAACACAATTGTTTGGGATAAGGATTTCGTCGTACAGCTGCTTCGGGCGCAATAAATGCGATTTCCATTCTTCCGGGTAGATGCTCCTGCAGTACGCATGTAGACTCAGGATATGCCCGCCTGCCTTAGCCAGCGGGAAGAAGTCAGTGTACTCCCAGATGTCCCACCAGTCCTGCATTTCAGGTACACCGGTAGAGTAGCTCATCAGAGCCAGCTTGATACCCCACTCATCAGCAATGCGCATGCATTCACTAGAAAAGATTGCCATCATCACATGAGAGGGCGGGTCTTGCTCATTCCAGAGTTCCCAGTATTCTACAACATCACGGTACTCATCAATGATAGGCTTTAGGCTATTCATATATGCCATGGCGCTGCCATTGAAATCCGGGCCTTCGATATTGATATTCGGATCGGTTCCGTGCATTAGGCGTACGATAAACTTAGTGGTGGGAGAAAGAGTTTTGAGATTACGGACTGCCAGCATGTCTTTGTGCTCTGGCGCTACGATCTTGCAGTACGGTAGCGGGCTTCCCTCGTCTGCCATGCGTTTAAGAATATCGTATGCCCCGGCCTCTCCAATTCCATGCGGGTGCCACTTCGAGCCTGTCTCGACCACTGGATAATTATATTCAACGTTCGCAGGCGGGTCTGGTAACAGAACCTCTGCTTCGTCTATTGCTTTGAGAGAGAACTTGGTCATATAGCGATCATTATGATGATTACGCCAGCGGTTATCACACCAGGAGAACACAGTGACCACGTTTGACTCTGCTGTCACTGTTACGCTTGGCAATTCAGAGTATTCATTGTAGATAGCGTACGGCTCAGACCATACAACATCAGGGCTGAACGGGTTTACGCCACCAGTTGGGTCAACGCCAACGCGGAACGAGAGTGATTGCAGCATATCTACACGCTTTAGATCGTCAGCGAATTCGCTAACGATATCAGCCCAGCTCATTGCAAAAGGCCCATGTCCAACACCGTCAGAGCACAGCGGATCGTGCCTGTCGCTGCTCCAGCCGTGAGCCCATCCAGAGAGTTTGTATTCATCGCCAGGAACAACACCGACTTGCTGGTAGTTACCGCCGCGACTGATTGCGTTCGTATTAAAGAACGCCACGCCGCGTGCGTCGCCACACCATCGCTCGGGGAAAACTTTCTTAATAACATTACCGGCGACGTCAAAGAGCGCTTCTGTTAGCTTAACTTCTGGAACGATCCAGCCAGACTCATTAGCGAGATCCCACGGCGGCCTAAACTCCTCTGCATGCTCAAACCATATTTCCCAATGCTTTGGGCGAGTGAGTTGGTGGCGTAAGCTGGTTGTGTAAAATTCTTGATCTTGGTCGCTGGTTGTATAGCACCAGGTGCGATGCGGATCATCTTCCGCGACATAGATTAAATCAGGGTTCAACAACAAGTTCGTCATGACTCTCCTTCGGCGGGTCTAGTATCCGCCTCTGCCTATCAATTAAGCTATTAAGCAAATCGCTATTATTCCTCAATTCATCAACAGCATTCAATTCGCCCTGCGCTAATTTCATTTCTTCGCCAGTATCTGCATCTCCATAATAATAATATGCACCTCGACGATATACAACCTCATCATAACTTATCAACTCTCTAGCGACATCGATGCCCAGCCCGTCAGTAATCTTGAATGTTGCTGAGCCCCATGAAATACCAACATTCTTCTGAAGCGTGACTTTAGTCTCAATGCCAATTGGTTCCTTTTTAGACTCCCTGGAACCCAAGACCTTCCCTATATAATCAATCCTACCAAGCACAGAGCTATAAAACTTGACTGCATTACCTCCGACCATCATGGTCTTTGGGGTGCCGAACCCAACGGCGCCGAAGTTAGCGGATCTATGCGACGTGAATAACATGGCTACATTATTGCGCTTGATAGGGCTGATAACCTTTTCCAAGATCTCTTTAATGAGCCTTGCCCTAAGACCTGGATTCGATTCACCAACCTCGCTCTCGGCTATCCTTTTCGGCGTCAGCGCAGCCATGCTATCACAGACGATCATAGAGTAATCCCCAGTCTTCGCGAGATTAATAATTGCTTGCCCTATCTGTTCTCCAAACACGCCATTGTAATAGTTAAGGTCAATCACTGTAAGCTGATTGATATCCACGCCGATGCGAGCGAAGTATTCTGGATCGAAGCGCAGCTCCGTGTTTGCGAAGGCAACCAACCCGTACGCCTGAGCCTGCGCCATACATGACGCTACGAGCGTACTCTTCCCTGCTCCCTCCCTCCCCCAAAATGAGGTGACTAGCCCTCTTGGTACGCCACACAGCCTACCCCTTTCTCCGAGAAGTAAGTCAAGTCCAATGCTGCCGGTCGGAATATATCCACCAGCAGGATGTTTGTATTCTTCGCCGGGCAGCTTGATATATCCGTGATACTTTTTATTGAGCTTATCTATTTCGTCTGACATTATTCTCTCCAGAACGGGTGACACCCTGGGATATCCCAGACGCCACCCCCAAGCCATGTTAATTCATACATATCTAGGCTATGGCATTCATATGGGATAGACTTCCTTCCGATAGATACCTCCAGATCATAGAAAACCTGCAGCGGAATAAGCCATGTCTTACGCGGATGCTTCTTACTGCGTATGGCCTTTCCAATACATATCCATAGCCACTTTTCATGCTCGTTGTCTTCATCCGCCCACGCCCTCTGATCGTCGCTGAACTCCGAGAACGCGAAGCTAGAACTACCAGCTTTTACTTCAACGTCAACATAACGCACATCTGCGCGATCTAGCGGAATATACACATTCGGGAAGTCAAAAACGCCAGCTTTACTTTGAGGAAACATAAGCTTCCCGCAATGCATACAGCGCAAGGCGTCCCTTGACTTCACGGCATTAAACCCAAGCTTGCGCATTGATGTGCCAGCCTCTTTGTCTGCTTGGCCTCTCTCTCGTGCCATTATGCCACAAACCCCACTTGCCGCTCTTCAATCTTATGCACGACATTGAAAAGTCTCATATCTCTCAAGTCAATAAACCTCACAGACCCGCCATTGAACCCTTGTATACCAAACCCTGGGCCGCCGCCGACAACGCCAGCCCATATGACCTGCATAACCTCATTGTCGCCAGAGTGAATAATCAGATCGCCTACCTTAAACTCTACTGGCTCTACTTGAGCACTTTCTTCAGTTTGCAGAATACACCATCCTCATTGATTAGTAGAATACTTTGCGACGCCCTACCAGTCTTGCGTAATTCCTTAGCTATAAACGGGCTAGTCTCAACCGGCGCGCCATTTGTAACAATCTCAATATCAACGTCCTCAAGCATATTATCCGTATGGAAGTGAGCTACGATAATGTAATCGACAAAGCGGATATCGCTAGCTGGCATACTCGGATTGTCTCGTGCAAGTGCTTTATCTTCTACGAGGAGCGACGACTGAATATAATGCCCTGCCTTCGTGAGCCCATATGACGGCAGTCCTTGGTACGAGCGGATGCCATCGCCATGCATAAAATAGAACCCATATCCTTGTATTTTATCATACCAATGCCAGGATTCAGAGATAGAGAAGTGGATATTGCCAACCCCGCGCAATAGCGCCATCATATAATTATAGCCAGCGTAATCCATTGTCTCTGTGGGGATCACGTCGGTCTTAGTCTTTGACAGCCTGGTGTGATTACCTGGGACTCCGATAATAGTGAACTTACAATCTGAGTATTTATTCACTAAGCCTTCAATATACGACGCCAGGAGAGAGAACAACTGCAACATCTGAGTAACAATCCCAGACGATATAACTCGCGCCTGCGTATCACGAATCTCGCTACCCTCAACCATATCGCCAAGCATGGCGAAGTATATATCAATGTTGCCATATCGCGCGGTCGCGGCGGCAATAGACAAATCAATCTCGTGGATATATTCTGCAAGACGTCTATCTGCGACGCTTGTAGAATACTCTTGATACTCCCCCATCAATTGCTTCGGAGTGTCCTGCCCCCAATGCCAATCGCCAAACAACGCCAGCATAGCAACGTCATTCTTAGAGTCTTCGAACTCGGTGATAACATGCGGCTCCGGCATTGATACAACGGCGTCTTTAATCGCGTCGGCAATCCAGTTCCTATTCGCCAGCAAGCGCTGCTGCTTATTGAGCAAGGCTTTTGTTACGCGCTCGTGCTCTTTATCCCCGTAGTTATCCATAAATGAATTAAACGTATCGTCGCCAACAGTTCCGTCTAAGAGATCTGAGAATTCCATTACACCGAACTCCCTCTTGAGTCCGTCTCTCAGAGTCCTTCTTGGCATCTCTATAGCCCGCGACAGACTACCCCACCCCTCACAAGTGTGCGCTACTTTCTTTGCTTTCGCATAAACATCGTCCCAGCTATATTTGTTAGCCATGAAGCTCCCATAGTCGTTCTGGAAATTCGTTGATGAAGTACCAATAGAATTCAGTATGAGTGTAATCGTATCCGTATTTGGAATGCATTTCTCTAAACAAATGCCCCATCCATCCAGCAATCCCTTGGACAACATTATGGTGCTTTCGGCACAGCAACACCATATTCATTGGGCTGATACATTGCTCTAAGCCATTAGTAGCAAAGTGCGACTTTGACAGAACTTCGTGCACGTCGCGTCCCTTTGCGCCGCAAACGAAACACATCCCTCGTTCGCGCTCTATAACAACAGGATCGTACTCTAGTTTGAGCCTCTTGACAATGTCTCCTCTATTTCCCATACACATATTATAACATATATTTCTTCTTATTCAACCATGTAGTCCAAGGTTCACGTACCTTAAAATTAATAATATGATGAACATATGAAACCTCTAGCGAAGCGTGCGTTCACAGACAAGCAAACGAGAGTAATGGACTGCATCATAGCCAGGCTCGGCGTGGTGACTCCACATGACTACCAATCTATCAGTGAAGCTTCTGGATGCTCGATAGGTTATGTGAGCACGATTGTAAATGCCACTAACGACACCGGCAGGCGTATTAATGCCGAGATCAATCGTAGACTAAAGTATATTCCCATTGCAGACAAAGAGCGCCGTGTCGCATATGCAAAAACGTTTCTTGACGACCAACTCGAAAGGCGCATGCGCGATGGCGCGCCACTATCAGATCTCGATCCGCTTGATATACTAGACTATATCCGCAAGGAGGAAGGGTCTCAGGCCCATGGAACAGTTGACAAGCGCACGCAGACTGTGAATGTATTTGACTTTGGTGGATACGACGACAACAAACTGGACTCTTTAATAGAGAGGCTGCAGGGCGCAATCGATAGCAAGGGCGACGTCACTGAAATCATTATTGGAGAGGTTGTAGATGCAGAATCAGCAAGAGTTATTGACGCAGCAGATGTTGGTGGACGCGATGCAGGAGAAGACTCGCAGGATATCGAATAAGGCACTCAAGTCCCCAGAGAATGACGACGAACTATATGAATGGATTCGCGACGTCCTCGGCTATAGAATAGCAAGGAACCCAACACACCCAGATCATCAGTCTCCATTCCAATTTATTGCAGACGCGTATTTCGAGAGATACCCAACGCTGTTAGCACAAGGCCCGCGTGGCGGTGGGAAGACACTCAACTATGCAATCTTCGAGCTTGCCACGATGGTATTCAAGCCTGGCATATGGGTCGTTGCGGTTGCTGGTAGTGAAGGCCAGGCCAGGGACGGCTATGCCTACCTCAGCGGGAACTCAGAGAAAGATGGAGTTGAGGGACTAATCTTCGGAGAGCATTTCAAGCATCTAATTACAGAAGAGCCCAAAGTAACCAAGACCGTTCTTAATAACAGGTCGAGAATAGAAATCAGGACTGGCGGCTCTGAGAAATCTGTATCTGGCCCCCACCCGCAAGTCCTTATCATTGACGAGCTTGACCATATTGATCCCAAGCCTCTCAGCACGGCAATGGGGATGGCGCAGAGCACAAAAGATTATCAATCAGTCACAATGATGGCATCGTCTCAGTACCACTCCACTGGCACGATGCAAATGATACTTGATAAGGCTGACGAAAGAAATATCAAAGTCTATAAGTTCGATCTCTTCGATATTATGGAAAGCTGCGGGAGAGTCTACCCAGACGAGTGCAGCGAATGCCCTCTATATGAATGGACAAATCCGTACACTGGCACAAGAGAGGATCTCTGTAATGGTAGAGGGACTAGAGCTGAGGGGCATTATACATACCGTGACGCTGTAAAGAAATACCATGATGTCATAGACGTTGAGTCATTCGCGCTACAGTATCTGCTCATGTCTGGTAGCGCTCAGGGAATGGTGTACCCGCAATACGGCAGTTACAATCGCAAACCATTTGATTTCAATGAACACTCCCTCACAGATCTTGAGAGATGGAAAGCATTTGCGGGAATTGACATGCGAGGTAGGGGGAGAATCGTGGTAATGCTAGAATCTCCAGACCTTCTTGAAAATGGCAAAAAGCTCAGGTGGGTCGTAGCTGAGTGGAAGAGCGACAAAAATACTCCGAGCATAATTATTGCAGCGTGCAGAAAGATCAAAGTAGATGTCATGGCAAGATTCGGAATACCAATATCTGTATTCTGGGGAGAGAAGGCTGCCGCAGATTTGATACGAGGGTTCCCGAAAGACCTTGGCGCCCGGCAGATTCCTAAAGAAGTGTCAAGCGTTGCCTACGGCGTAAGCCTAGTGCGTGATGGGTTTCTAGACAACGCAGATGTGGTATCGCTAAAAATAGATCAGGCGAGATGCAAGGGATTAGACACTGCCATATCTGAAGAGTATCGCTGCAAGCAATTGCCAGACGGGACATTTGACAGAGATACGTTTGGCAAAAAGGGATCTGACTTCGCGGACGCATTGCGATATGCATTTGTTGGCGGCAGTAAAACATCAGCTCCGCTCCCAGAGCAAGACACAATGCCAGCGCGGAACAGGAGTGAGTTTATGCGTGAGTCAATAGACAACGCGTTCGGAGGCGGTAGATGGAGTCCGTATTAGCGTTAAGGTTTACCCTGGTTCAATAACGCAATAGAATATTGTTGTGGATACAATCAAAAATTAAGGCAACGGGAGCGCAGGAATGGAAATCGTTATTCTAACATGGCTCAGCCAGGCATTTGTTTATTTGTGGTCTTTGTGGTACGTGCAGTTCATTACGTACCATGTACTATTCAACGTTTCTGTAGCATTACTCACGTCGATCGTGAGCGCCCAGTTCAGGCTAGCGAGGGTGATAGAGTTCCTATACCGCAAGCTTTTGCCATACATTGGGCTACTGGCTATTACTGAAGCGTTCGGTGGAGCAATTGGGCTAGCAGCTCTCACGCCAGTTGTCATACTGCTTATTGAAACTAGGCTAGCTGCAGACCTAATGGAAAACCTCAAAACACTTGGCGTCCCAATCCCAGATATTATTATGAAAAAGCTAGGCATCGACACCACGGAAGAGTAGAGTGACGACTCTCCCTGTTAAAACAGGGAGCTTCTCGGGCTACGCATGACACCGTTGTCTACGTTAGCACCCGATGGCCCCGTCCGGGCCAGGTTTAATATATTAATTGTATAATATAAGTCAAGGTATAATAACCTTAAAGCAAATCGGGGAGGCAATTCCCCTCCCCGCTGAAGCAGGGAGTCCCCTACGGAGAGAATTATGGGAAACCAGCTTTCATTCTGTGGCCTCGCATAATTCTTGGTGTCCCGTATGCGCAAAAAATAATAATGTTCACGAGAATCTATTCAGGAAGGCAATTGAGAATGTGGCCAGCGCAGAATTCCCGACAGTTACACCGGATTGGCTAAGAAATGAATCTGGATACCAACTTGAAATAGACGGCTTCAATGAAAAACTGATGATCAGCTTTGAATATCAGGGAAGGCAGCACTTTGAATTTGTTGAGCTTTTCCATTTAGCGATCAAGTCGGCTCGGACGGAGCCGCCAGGCGATAACGTAGATCATGGGATCAAGCGTAGCCTGGGAAGCTCCCTGCTTTAGCGGGGAGAGTCGTCACTTCGATATGAGTGGCCTAGAGAGACGAAAAAGTAATGACGCTATTAAAGAGCGTATCCTAGATAGTCGTGGGGTGATAATGTTGTATCCGAATTATAAACTACCAATATCAGAGTATGAGGATTTTATTCGCGCCAATTTGCCTGGTGATAAATATGGCTAAATACAATGAATTAGGGGTGCCCGGCGCCCTTCAGTATAATGGAGTAATTTCAGAGTCTTGGATTAGAGACTTACGATCTAGCGCGCGCAAGATAAAAGTCTTCGATGAGATTAGTCGTCTTGATCCGGTTGGTGGAGCCATGCTCCAGACCACACGCATGTTTCTTCAGGGCGCGCGTTTGCATGTGAAGGAAGGCGGCGACACGTCAGCAGACAAAGACAAGGCCGCGTTCCTTGAGCGCAATCTCCACAATATGTCGAAGTCATTCGAGGACGTTATTGGCGATATCGTATACTTCCTTGTTTACGGATGGATGGATATGGAGATCGTCTACAAAAAGGGAGACGAAGGCGGCGTAGAGTGGCGCAAGTGGGCTCCGAGGCATCCAGTAACATTAGACCGCTGGGAGTTCGATGAATCCGGCGGACTAAGCGGAATGTGGCAGTCGTGGCAGGGGAAAGAGGTTTTTATTCCTATTGAGAAGTTGCTGCATTTCACCACTACAGGAGCTGGTAAGAACAACGTCGAGGGCATTAGCTGCTTTGAGTCAAGTTATACATCATGGTTCTTTGTTAAGAACTTGTCTATCCTAGAGGCAGTTGTATGCGAGCGCCTATCTGGAACGCCGACAGTCACATTACCAGAAAACGCAGAGACAGATGAAGGTAGTGCAGACGTAATCCGCGCAAAGCGAGTAGCAAGAAACATCAAGCTCGGCGACGATATGGGCCTAACCCTGCCTTACGGATGGGGCTTTGAGTACAAAATGCCTGCGCATGGGCCAGCCATTAGCATAGGCGAAGTTATTAAGCGCCATCAAGAAGACGAAGCTAGAACAATGATGATGGATTTTATCATGATCGGCGGAAGCGGCGGCTCGTACGCAATGATTAAGGACAAGTCGTCTCTATATATCATCGCGCTAAACACATATTTGAACAAAATAGCAGCGGTTATCAATCGCCATGCAGTCACGCGCCTATTCGAGCTAAACAATATGCCCGAGACCGACGCGCTACCAGAAGTCTACTTCGACAAGATCTCCAAGATTGATGTTGGGGACTTCGCGACCATCATCAGCTCACTATTCAACGCGGGCGCCATTACATACAATATGGAGACCGAGAATCAGGTAAGACGGATGATAGGTATTGAGCAAATAGATGAGCCGGGACTATTGCTAAAGCCCAACCTGCCCGCGCAGCAATCTCCAGGAGAACCGCCAGACGGCAAAGAGGCTGATGAGGTAAAACTTCCAGCAGAGCAAGACGTTGAAATGTCTGAGTTTGCGAATTCATACACAGCCGGTTCAGCAGGGGCATTCACAGCATCTGTCGCGCAGGAGGTGCTCCGCATCTACGAACGAGAGCTTGGAGCACTACCAGAGGATCTCGCCGGTAAGGACGAAGATGAATGGGCCGACCTTATTGACGTCTATATGGATAAGTTCTTAGACGAAGTTAAGGGAAGCCTTGCAGAGGGAATGATTGCGGCATGGATTAAGTTTGTTGGGGACCGTCCTCCACTAGAAGGCTACAAGGCAATCGTTGACGAGCTGATGTTCCAAGCTCACTACCTAGACACGAATCTAAGAAAGTCTCTATCAGTGGCAATCATTGACAAACTAAGAGAGCTAGGAGGGAATTCCAAAGACATTATAGTAGATGCTATACGTGGCGTCATGGCGTCATTTACGTATAGATTACGCATGTACGCTAGCTCTTCATACAAGATCTTTGGGAATCATGCAACAGCGTGGAGGGCTAAGTTACGCATAAACAATGTATTCCCGCGCAACAAAGTGCAGATGGACTGGAAGATAGGACGCATATACAGCGACGGCGTACTAGCAAAGAATTTCACTGAGAACGACGAGCGCGTATGCTCTGAATGTGAAGAGCTAGAGGATCTTGGATGGACTGACCCCAAGAACATTAAGCCCATTGGGCAAAGGTTGTGCGGAGGCAGCGACCGTTGCTACATCACATACAAATATCATGGACGCAATTTCTAAGTATCTGCTAGAGCACGAAGACCTAGCTCAGATTATAGGGTTGGTATTCCTCACATTCCTCGGGACGGTAATAGTCTTGTGCATATTGTGAGTCGTATAGGTATAGAGATCAATGGAGTTGTATGCGATCTCCTGGCGTCTGCATACAAAGCGTTCGGAGACCCGAGGCAACCTGAAGCATACAGCATACAAGAAATGTATCCGACAGTATCTGACAGGGACATATGCTTATGGCTAGAAAGTAGAAGTACATACGCAAAAATACCAGCCATTCAGAACTCTATAAGCTGCGTAAATGAACTGCTGCTACAATACGACGTATATGCAATTACTAACAGAATACCAGAGCTACTAAGAGTAACATGTGAATGGCTTTCTGAGAACGGGCTTGATGGTCTCCCGGTAATATGCACGCACATGAAGTCAGAAGAGGTACAAAATCTTGATCTAGACTTCTTTATAGAATCAAACGCAGACGATGCGCGCATGCTATCAAAGATATGCAAAACATTTATTGTAGACAAACCGTATAACAGATTCGGGACAAAAGATGCAATAAGAATATTAGAATTGCGTCAAATACACGATCATCTGAGGTAAATATGGAACAGGAAATATCAGCAGACGTGGTGGTGAGATATCTATCACTGATCAGGTATCTTGAAGACAATAACGGATACGGAAACTATGTAATCACAATGCATGGCAAAAGGCCTGTTAAAATAGCCAGGGTGCAAAAGCAACGATCCCTAAATTCATGGATAGATATTCGTGAACATGGGACCGACAGCGGGCTATAGAACTGCTTTAAGGTTGCGCGTAGTTTGCTACTGTTGTTAGAATTAGCATAAATGTATACACAGGACAGCACAATGCAAAACGATTTACATTTTCTAATTCCATTCGAGGGATACACATCCGACGATGGATGGCGGCTATTCTTCCCATTCAGGGAAGTGCATCACATGGGCATTACCAAAGACTTCACAATAGAAGATGGTGAAGAGATGGTAACGAACTTCAAGCGTCCCGTGCCAGACTACAAGTTGCCTGTCAATGAGAGACACGATGACAGTGCTGGTATTTACGGATTCGTTAGTGATTTACGAATCTCGGACCGTGGCGTCGAATGGCTTCCTGAATTCAGGGAAGGCGCCGTTGACACATTAAAGAGCAAGGGCTATTTATACTCCTCGCCAGAGGTGTGGTTCAACGGGTATGAAGACGTAAGCGGAAAATACTATAACAACATTGCACTTGGCATGGCAATTACGCCGCGCCCGAGACTCGGGTCAGCGACGCTTGTATTCGAAGACGGAAATTGGGTAGAGCAAAATAATTCGGAGGAATCTATGTCTGAAGACATCACCGCCTTGAGCGAGGATAACGTTGAGCAGATTAAGCAGATCGCGGAAGATGCTGTAAAGCATAACTTTGGCGAATGGCTTACCAGTTTGTTCAAGAGTGAACCCGCGATCGAGGACAACGAAAGCGAGCAGGATGCTGGCGAAGACAATGCACAGGAGTTTGCTGATCAGCTGCAGGGAAAAGATGCTGAGATCACCGCTCTCCAAGAGGCGTTGTCGGAAAAAGACAGTGAGCTAGTTGCGTACAACGAAGCAAAAGAGAAAACAGAGCGCGAACTGCGAATGCTTAAATTCTCTGACACTGCCAGCAAGATTGAGGGGCTGCCTGAAGAGGCTGCTGATTTCGCAGAAGTTCTTCTATGGCTAGAGGACAGTGACGGCAGCGAGGGGAAAGTCTACTTCGCACGAGTCGTGAGTGTTCTTGAGACATTGGGGAACCGCGAGAAGATGGCCGCGCTGTTTGGCGAGATTGGCCATGAGGGTCATGTCGCAGAATCAAATGACTCCAAAATTGAGAAGCTTGTAGCCACAAGTGAGGCCGGTGGAATGTCGCGCGGCGAGGCCCTGGTAGCTGTATTCAGCGAGCATCCTGAGCTATATGCAGAATACGATGCGGAACACACGAAGAATATTTCTAGTATTGATATTGTAGGAGAAGTATAATATGGCAAAGCAATATGAAGGGATTGACATCCCACTCAAGGCTTACGATGATATGTCGGACTACGCTTACTATTTTGTTGCTATGAATGGTAACGATATTGCCGATGTGTGCTCTGGGGCCACTGATGTTGTTGTTGGCGTGTTACAGCATGGTGGAACCACAGGCCAGGGCTGCAGCGTCCGAATCGCTGGACACACGAAGATTACGCTTGGCGAGACCGTTACTGCTGGGCAGTTGGTCGGCACGAGCACGACCGGCACGGCTGACACAGTCGTTGCTGGAACTGATACCACCGTCTATGTTGCTGGCATCTGCACTGTGGGTGGCAGCTCCGGCGAGATTGGCGAGATGATTTTGCTGCCGCGCGGTCGGGCGCAATAATAGGAGAATAGAAAATGCCAGTTTATATGCCTTCAGCGTCTGACGTACACGTCAACAAGATGTTGACTGAGGTTCTTGTAGGTTACGAGAATCTTGAGTACATCGCAGACCAGATCTTTCCCGTTGTAACCGTCTCTAAGCAGACGGACATTATCCCGGAAGTCGAGCAGTCCGCTTTCTTCCGCAACCAGGGCGACATCCCTCTGGGCGAGGCTGATATTCCTGCCGCGATCGGTTATTCGGTTGACACGTCTAGCACGTATCGCTGCAACAAGCATGCCTTGCGGCACTTTATCTCCGATGACCGCCGTGCAAATGAGGACGCCCCGTTCGATTCTGACCGAGACGCCACATTCCTAGTGACGAATGCACTGTCGTTACAGCGCGAGCGCGCCTGGGTTTCTGATTTCTGGAAGACCAGCGTTTGGACCACGGACAAAGTTGGCGGGACTGACTTCGACAAGTTCTCGGATTACGGTTCGAGCGAGCCTGTTGAGGTGATGCGCGAATACAAACGCACCATCCGCCGCATGATTGGGCGAAACCCGAACACCTTGGTGCTTGGCGACCTAACTCGCGATGTGCTGATCGATCATCCTGACGTTCTAGAGCGCATCAAGTACACCGAGCGCGGAATTGCCACCACTGACCTCTTGGCCGCGCTGTTCGATATGGACCGCGTGCTGGTTGGCGAGAGCATCTATACCGCTGACGCCGAAGGTACCGCTGAGGCTAGCGTGTCTTATACTGCTAGCTGGGATGACGACGCGCTGATGCTTTATGCGCCCAGTCGCCCGAGCATCTTCACACCCTCCGCCGGATACACATTCGTGTGGAATACCGGGATGGGCAATGGAATCCAGTACATGCGCAAGTACCGCGACGACGTTCGTGGCGGAGATTGGGTTGAGGTTCGCAGCTATTACGATCAGAAGTCAATTGTCGAAAATGCTGGATTATTCCTCAGCGATTGTGTAGACGCAGTAGCCTAAGGGATTTTGACGAATGGGAAACTATACTGGTAAATGGGTAGTAGCCAGGAAGTCTTTCGGATACGCCGGTTCACAACGGTATATCGGTGAAGTTTTCCAGCTAAAAGGAATGCGCAACGACGATGCGATTTGGGGGATCACGGTGGAGGGACATCCGAAACTCGGACGTTACACTGAGCCCTTTGCAGGAAACTCTGGATCGCTTCCTAGATGCGCTGAATGCGGAAAAACTTTCCGTGATCACTCTACATTAGAGACTCACGGTAACAAGATGCACGGAGGCAAATAATGCCATTCAAGAAAAGGGGGAGACTTTATCTCTCCAACATGGCCAGCCGCCTAGACTTCTCTAAGGTCAACGTCAATAGCAGCAACACTGACGGTGGCGTAATGAAGTTCGGCACTAGCGCGGCGCGTATTGTAGAAGACACTGCTGACATGAAGTTCGTTGCAATGTACTTTGACAATGGCGCGACGTCTGGTGACAATCGCGGTATATATCTGCGTCAGTATCTAACTGGGGCAGGTGGTGGCGGAGAAGCACTTAGAGTATTCACAACGGTCGAGAATGTGGCTGCAGGAACAGCACATGGCGCGCACATCAGCCTTAACTTCGGCGCGACAGGAACCGTAACTGGAACGGGTATCGCCATGCGCGGTACGCTGCATTTGCCCGACGTGGCACTAGCAAGTAACGTAACGATGGCCGCTGTACAGGCGGAAATCTATAGCGACGGTTCCGCGTCAGATCCGGGTGGCAGCACGATT